GGCGGCGGCGGCGGCTCCGGCTCCGGCTACGGCGGCGGCGGCGGCTCCGGCGACGGCAAGTAACATTGGGAGAATATATGTTTGACATAGAACTGGATAAGGGCTTCCGCGAAGGGGCATTTGATGTGGCCGCTATATATTATGTAGCTCCGCATTTCGGACTAGAAGCGCAATTTGTAAATGAAGGAAAACAAAAAGCCCTCGCCTCCCTGCCAGAAGAATTGAGGGGGTTATGAGTAAAACTGTATGGAAGCCACGATTTCCTAAGCTAACTCGTCTCATTTGTAAAAATGGAGAAAGGGGTGTGCATTTTTCTTTATCTACAAAATGGCGCAGACAAAACACTCAGTATGTGGATGATAAAAGCAATTGGATTTGTTCGTGCAAATCTTGCTTTGTGGAAAATGAAAAATATTGGGCAGAACAATGGAATGATTTTTATTCGGGGGTGTTATGACTGATAAACTGCGAGAAGCATTTGAGGAGTGGTATAGGGAATGGACTAAAGGTGCCAAACCTTATTATCGTGATGGCGAATATTTTTATGATAACGATAAAAATCTTTTTTCGTGCTGGCAAGCCTGTGCGGAATATATGTCAAAAGATACAAACTCGCCTGTTTGTAAACAAGCGGAGGGGGAATGTATACAAACTTTGCTTGATAGCCTTAATCTTATGAAACAAACGGAGCCTGAAGACCCCGCAAACTCTCTACAAGGCTACGGCCCTTCGTGGTGGAATAGTGCTATAGACAAATGTATCGCTAAAGTTAGTCAACATTGGCCTAACAAGGTTGCGGTGGTTGGGCCACTCAACGATGCGGAACTTGTTCAATTAGCGGCATTATTGCAACTCATGAAAGGCGAAGCTGTAGAAGAGTTCAAGCGAAAGCATTTTAAGCAATACGAAATGGTGCAAAAGATAATTGCACGCGCTCAAACAACCGAGCGGCAACAAAGTGAGGTTGCGTCGGATGCTGATTTTTGGAAACAAATTGCGGCAGACCTTGACCTTGCACACTCGTGGGCATCCATAGAAGATATTGGCAAAGAGTTTGAGGCTATATGGGATAAGCATGGCAAACAGATAATTGCTAAACTTACATCGCACCCCACCTCTCAGGTTGCGGTGGTTACGCCATTGTCCAAAGAAGAAGCGGAACGCTTTTGTGAAATAACTATCCGCAAATATCAAGATGGGACTTACGGGTACTCACACAGCGGATTGTTACCTTTTGAAAATGTTTTTGCTTGCTTGAAACAACAGGGATGGGAACCAAAGCACCCCACCCCTCAGTGGCAGAAATTGGATTACCTCTGTACAGATAATAATGGATTAAAAATATATCGTGAAATAACCACCAAAACAGAGGATGAGATTCAGTTAAAACGCACTATGCCCGTAGACTGGAAATGCGAGAAATGTGGTTCTACTGCTATGTGGAGTCCATCAGATGCAGAATGCCCTACATGCACCAAAACAGAGGAGAAGTGAGATGAATGATATAATCAAAAAATATTTTGAATACCCAGACGGCAGGCAGGAATGGTGTGTCTCAGGAAAATTAGGGAGCGTGTCATTTTGGGTAAATGAAACTGGTAAGGAATGGCAAGGAGGGGGTGGCGAAAGATATTATGGTGGTGTGGAATATCATTACACTAAAGAATCAAAGCCTAAATATTTAGGTAAGGGTTCGCATAACAAAAAATGCGATCAAAACAACGGTCAATGCTGGCATGACGGAACCTCACTCTGGGCTTCTGAGTATTGGATACCAATCATTTTGCCAATGGGCGACGATGCAATATGGAACAGGTTAAAACAACAATATGTGGAGCATTTATTAACCAAAACAGAGGGGGGGAAGTAGTATGGAGTCAGAAACCATAGAAACAACGCTCGCAGAGCGCGGGAAGCGTTATGGTGATTTTTCTGGACACGCTTGGATAACACAGCGGTTGAAGGACACCATGCACGGAACTGCCGGATGGCAACGCCTTTCCCCTGATAAGCGCGAGGCTCTCGATATGATCGCTCATAAGATAGGGCGCATACTTAATGGCGACCCCGAATATCACGATAGCTGGCATGACATTGTGGGTTATACAAAACTTGTGGCTGATACACTCCATTCTAACAAAGGATAGAGATCAATGAAAAATGAACCCGATCTAAAGGAGATCCACGCCACGCCGGCGATTTACATTAATAATTTCTTCGTCGGGAAAATGGAAGGCGGTATCCGCATTTCCTTCCGCGAAGAGTATAATCCCGGAGAAGGGCATTATCGGAGCGCCGTTATCATGACAGACAAAAATGCACAAGCTTTGCTCGAGGTACTAAATATGATATTAAACTTTGATCCTGCCGTAACAGGAAAGGCAAATTGATATGACGAACCCCGTAACAGCGAACATACTCGCGCAGCTCATGTATTTAACCGAGCAATCTCGAGCGCGTATGATTCAGCTGGTGGGGAGCGACTTCGCTCATAGCGAAACGGAACAAGCCCGGGAAGCCATACAAGAGTTTAATATCCAGAGATCCATCCTGCATTGGGCCGAGCGTATACATTGGGGAAAAGAGCCATTGAGCAAGCAGGAAATAACACTAGAGCGAAAATGGCAGGAAACGGAAAAACTACGCCGGGGGCATCTCGGCTTAATCAAAAGGGGGGAATAATATGTTTACATTGCTTGTCGCGCTAAAAATAGCCAGCTTGGGGAATTTTTCAATGTGGTGGCTACCGGCCGCTGCCGTTTATGATCTGGTCGATTATGTGCTCACCGCAAAATAAAAAAACAGCCCGACAGGAAAAATGCCGGCACTTTTATATAAAGATTGGGGGGAAATATACCTGCAATCAATGCGGCATGGATGCGCCTAAAAATCTCCGCGTGTGTTATAAATGCGGATGCAATGACACAAATTGCAATGGGTGCATTGAACGCACCGGCTACACTTGCCATTGGGTAGGAGATAACCTTTGCAGTGCTTGCGATGGCCAAGCAATAAAGCATTTACTGCGGAGCTGAGATGAGCCGGGATATGATCATAAACGGCCGTAAGAACGTCAATCCCTTTGGATCCTGCTTCGATAGCACGGCCAAGACGTTTTTAACGCACCACGGGGATAATATGGTTATCTGCCACGGGATCGGGATTGCAAATCACCCGGATGATCTTGGAAAGACAATAGCCCACGCATGGATAGAATACGATCATTCTAAACACGGCCGAGTCGCTCTGGATTGTATTTTCATGCTTGGATCCCCGGCCAAGAAATATCGCAAGGATCTGCAAGTGTCCTATTGCGTTGAGTATAACCTCGAGGAGTTTATGCGGCTCTGGCTAAAGCACGACATGCCCGGCCCATTTGACGAGAAAATAAAAGCCGTTATTTCGTCTTAACCCACCCACACAACACGGTGCCAGTGACATCATGGTTATAGATCTGCTGGGCGGTGTTCGGTGTGAGTTTGTCGTTTTTAGAAATATAGATAGGATTGGCGATACTGCAAAAGCTATTTGATTGTGTAGTCGCGCAGCTTGTCAGCGATAGCATCATCGCTAAGAGCACCAGTTGATTGAGTGACTTCATGAGCTTTATCCTCCTGTGCTTGCAGGGCATTCGCATCGGATAATTGCTGGTCAATCTTGCCCTGTTTAACATTCGCTCGATCTCTGAGCCATTGGGGGATACCCAATAGCCCAGAAATTATCGAGAAGATTGCTGTTATAGCAGTCCACATATTAACCAGCTGCGCCGGTTGTTTCTGTCGTAGAGGAAGCACTTGTCGATGCTTCGGTAGAAGCTGATTCAGTAGTAGAGGCGAGAGAGCCAGTAGGAACAACATTCCCCGACTGAGAAGTAGCGCCAGCCTGTTGATTCTGGATCTGATTTACTACACTTGAAACCAGCGTATTAACTGTCGCGTTGCTGATATTATTTTCAGCTGTTTTGAGTGCAGCAGGTGCAGCAGCGACACCAGCAGCAAAAGCACCAGCAGCGCCACCAGTTGCCAAACCTGCGAGAGCGGCTTCGGCAATAGTAAGGCCGGCGGCCTCTGCCTGTTGTGCGCCAATGCTTTCTAATTCAGCAATAGCGGCCTGTGCATCAGAATCGATTGCTTTGCCAATAGCAGAGCCAGTCCACCATGTAACAAATTCAGCCCATAAAGTTGAGATACTCATAAAAAATACTCCTTAATGTTAAAATGCTAGCCTGTGAATTATGCGACTTGAAAACTAAAGTGTCAACGATTACGGCACGTTGTTATAAAACCATTGCCCACCGATATCTGCACATGGCTCTAATCCTTTTGCCCAAGCCGGAAAATGCGCGATCGTCTTAGCTATGTAATGCGTTGCCGCTTTTGTTTCATCGAGCAATACGCCTGTAACCTCTTGCGAGGCGATCTGCATGGCTTGTAAGAATAGCGGATTGCTGATCGTTACTGTTTGCAATAACGGGAGATTAGGATCCCCATTGTTCCAGCAAGAAAATTGCTCCGGGCGCTTGCAACAATCCGTAAATGTGCCATTTCCATAAAGCGGATGCGGCTCGTTGTTGTCCTCGATATATTTACGCGCGATCGCGACACGGTTGCCGATAACATTAGCGACCGCTGACATACCCGGTATGCCGCCGCTGCGATCTTCTGCCCATACTGTTTGAGCCACAACTTTAATCTCGAGGTGTGGATCTACATACGGAATCTGAAAATCATCAGAATCCGACGTGTCGGTGCTATCAGTGGCATCAGAAGTAGGCTCTTGATGTCCACCAAAAAGCCCCGTTATTTTACTGATAAGGCCGCCGGAAGTGGCAGTCGTTTCAGTAGAATCATCGTTTGTTTCGTCTACCATGATAGTCCTCTCTTTTAAGTTGATGATGGGGATTAGTGTTTCTGTAGCAAGGCGTCGTGAATATCGTCTAATTTTTGCTCTATGCGCGCGTCTCTCGTATCTTTATCTTGTTTCCAAGTCTCGATCGAAGTTAAGCGCGATTCATGAGCTGCAAGGCGTGTCTCGTGTGCGGATACTGTGTTATTGAGCGCCGTCCATACCGCTGAGGCTGTACCCACGATCGTCATCAACATAAACACATAACCCACGAGCTGCGGTAACGGAGTGTTTTTATCCCAAAATTTAGCAATAAAATTCTGATGTATTGTATTACGTTTTTTGTGGCTCTTGCCTTGATAATCCACTTTTTCGTCTTGCATAAACGATTCCCCATTTTTAACTACTATTGACCGGATGGCGCGCTAGGTGTGTTTATGGCCGCAATCTGTGACTGTAACGATGCTATTAAGGCGTTCTCATTGGTTAGGTTATTATTCAAGGTTACAAGCTGTGTCTGGATAGAGGCGACCTGCGCGGCGGCATTTTTGTTTATGGAATCTATCTGTGAGTTATAAGCCGTTTGCTGCGTTGTGAATTGTGTCACCTGCGCTTGCGCGACAGCTAATTGCTGTTGAAGTTGTGATAAATTTGCAGTCATAAAATATCCTTTCGAAGAGCTGGTTAATAAAAATGTGTGAGCGAATAATACTACGACGTTTGCAACGTAGCAAGGTCGGCCGTGTCGGTGGCGATCGCTTGATTAAGCTGCGCAACCGATGCGGTGTTTCTCTGTATTCTATTTTGTATAATGGAAATTAATTGAGGTGTGTATTTTGCAATTATGCTGATAGCGAAATCGTCACTACTTGGCATTTGCTGCCATTCTTCATCAGTAATCCTACTGCGCAATAATGCTATCTGTGCTTTTTGTGTGGTTGAGAGAGCCATAATAGTTTCCTTTAAAATTATTGGATTCGTGTAGTGGTGGCGTAAAGTGCGTATTTTGCCGTAGCATAGCTTCCTGTGTGTGAGATCGCATAGGTTAAATTGCCCGATGCAAGCTGTAATGCTATACGCCCGGATGCTCTGCCTTTTGTCGTCAAGACCTGCGTTGCCGTGGAAGTGGTGCTTCCCGCCCCGTCTGTCCATGATATAGTAAGCGTTACAGAGCCAGCCGTCGCATCGGCCGTGGTGTCCTCCAAGACATAATCGATATCATAAACGCCCGCAGTTGACGTAATTGTAGTTGAGCCTATATCGGCGGCTTGCGCTGTCAATGCAACCTTGCTTACTACAAGAGGGAGCTGCTGGTCTAACTGATAGGTAGTACTTCCAATCCTTCCCTGAAAATGCGAGCCATCGTACCACAAATCTCCGTCATTCGGGGAAGTGGGCGCAGTGCCGCTTCTCAGGCGCAATGAAGCATTTGATGTGGTCGAGCCCACAATATCCAAGGCCGCTGTCGGCGCTGTTGAGCCAAGGCGAACTCCTACCAGTCCTGATGCAGAGCCAGAGTTAGTGGTCGCTAAAGCTACCCAGCCCCGCGCACCAGCGGTGGAGCCGCCATTAGCCGGGCCGGGCGCACCACCTGCAAGATATACGATACCACCTGCGCCTGATGTAGTGCCGCTAGTGGAGCTTGTTCCGCCATCCCCTGCAATGCCAACAAAACTACCACCTTGGCCCGCCGCATCACCTGAAGCGCCTGAACCTAATGCTCCGCCCGGACCACCAAAGAATATTGTGCCACCACCTTGGCCCGGATTGTTTCTGGTGGATGAATTCCCCGCAGTTCCGCCTGTGCCGCCGTTAAATTGTAATCTACCGCCAGTGCCGCCAGTATTTGTAAGACTACCCGTTCCCGTAGCAGCGCCGCCATTACCCGTGTTATAAATGTAATCACCGCCGGCACCGCCCGTGTGCGCTGTACTGGTTGCCGCACCACCTGTACCCGTGTAATAAGTAGTGCTTCCGCCTTTCGTAGTTGCGCCTGATGTAGCAGATAATCCATTCCCCAAGGTAATATTAAGATTGCCGCCTGTATTTGTATTAACGGCAGAATTTGGTGTTGTGATTACATTATTGGAAGAAGTAGTTTGAAAATTTATTGTAGAAGCAATATCAACGGTTTGTTTGAAATTTGCCAGCGTATCATCAATAGAATATTGGCCGCTGTAAATTCCTATACCACCATTGGACAGGTCATTAATGCTAATATATTCCCCGTTTACATCACCCACATAATCGCCAAGATACATTAATCCGTCTTGTATATTAAAAAAGCCATCTGGGTATGACGAGGTGTATGCAGTAAGCTGGGCGCTATTGGTTATAAGCGTGAAAGCGCCATGTAATCCCGTATAATCACCGATTTCAAAGAAATTAGAAGCGCCGGTATCGAATACCGTTTGATTCGTCCATGTATTATTATGAGCTAAGTTTAACCCTAAATTGCCAGATGTAAAATGCAACGTAGAGTCTATCGGCACACTAACAGTGGGCGAAGAAACAAGACCGAGATTTGAAAGAGCTGTCGCAACGTCGCCGGTGGGTTGAGTGATGGGATTGGTACCGTAAAATCCTATTTTATCTGTAGTGGCGGAAGCAACCTTTATGCCTGATGTTCCATTGCCAATTAAAGCGGAGGTGACATACCCACTACTATTTACTGAGTAAACCTGTGTGCCTGTTGAATTGTAAAAATCAAGAAATGGGTTTGTTGACGTGTCAGTTTTTTCCATGTGGAGGCCGCCAAAGCCCGAAGGCAATAAAGCTGACATAAGTGGGTTGCTGCTTCCATAGGAGGAATTGCCTCCAAATCTGAATACATTGTTTGTAGCTTGTGCCTCAAAAAATGTAGAACCATTGGCATTAAGAATTTTGAGGTCGTAATAATTTTGCGCACCCTTGTTCAGCGTCAAAAAACTAGACCCAATAGAATTATACACCGTACTATTTTGCCCAAAATCGAACTGTCCGTTATCCGAATTATCAAACTTTACTGCGCCATTTGCAGGATTCCAGCGCCAGTCTGCTATCTGCGTCCCATTCAATGAAAGGCCCATCCCCGGCGACCCTCCCGCGTTCGTGGTGTTCGCCATAATCTGAACAGGTTGGGACACTGATGCGGCAGAGTTTTCTGCTAATATGGATACATTAGTTGTGGTGTTTGGAGTTACAGTATTGCCAGAACTAAAGGGGTCACTCAATGCTGTGTAATATATTGTGCTACTTGATGTATCGGCATAATAATTAAACCCAGAGCTATCAGGGCTTTCCAATATACGCGCAGACGTGCCGCCTCCAAAATCTGAAAGAGTCAGAGACGTATAGTAATAATTCCCATCATTCGGGTCGCTGGTTGACGAAGATGCGTAGGTTGATGAATATAACGTGCTTGGCGATGTTTCTTTTGCGTACGCCTGATAATCTTCATTCCAGTTAGATCCATTTGCTTGGATACCATAATGTGTTGGATAAGGATTAGTACCGCCACCAATACCACTTGTCTGGTAGTAAGTATTACTTGAAGTTGTGAAATATCCATTTTCATTTACATCATAAATTAAATATGAGTTCCAGCCAGTGCCGCCACCAGATATGTTATGTACCACCCAAAAAGATGAGCCGTTATTATAATAATCCGTTACAAAAGCATCACTGCCTTGTTCTGATGTATAAACACCGCCGCCGGGCGCAGTGGCCAAATTGAAAGGCTGAAAATCAAAGGATTGCCCGGAAGCTGTGAAACCACCGAAGCTTGTATAGCTCGCGCTTTGACCTGTGCCGTCGTCTGTGTATGAAGTGCCGCCTCCTAAGTCTACAGAGCCAAAGGGGCCGGATAGTATGTAGCCGCTTACTGCCGAGCCGTCGCCATTAGTCGCAGTTGGCCAATTCAACGACACGGTAAATAGCGATGAATAATCACATACAGAATCCGTGACAGGAACGCTTATTCTACCCGCAGAAGTGTATTCGGTACCGTTAATAATATCGTAGGCATAAATTGTGTAATTCAGTGTTTGGCAGTCGCTTTGATATCCCGAGCCCTGATAGGCATTTTCATTGCCATAGAATGAGCCGGGGTCTTGCGGTCCATAAATCAGACTAACTGAATCACTAGGTGAGCCGATTAACGTCTCAGGCAAAAGCGAGGCTGTTAAGACTGTAGGAGCTGCGATAGAAACGTTTGCAGCGACAGAATCGAGCCTTGATGAAGAAGAGGGAGAGGAAGTACCGAGACCAAGCACTTTTCCCGTGTTATCCCAAAAAAGATTTGAGTCGCTTGTTACAAATCCAGTTGCCGTAGTGGTTTCGGGGAATAATATTTGTCCGGGATTGCTCTGCCATAGAAGCCGTAAAGCAGCGCCAACATCTACCTCGCTAGTGGCATAGATGTTTGGTATCTGCATCCGTTGGAATGTGGGTTGATAGAGTATATTCCCATCGCTCGCAAAGGCACCGCTTTCATTATATTGAATGTATCCATTGCCGCCGGCCGGGGATCCACCCGAGGCGGAAATATGATAAGGGCTTCCAGAGGTGCCCGATCCGCTTAATGTAATATTACTCCCGGCAGTTACGAGGCCAGTAATGTTTGATAGATAATTGCTGTTATTGGTGAATTGCGAAATATTGCCGGTGGATAGATAGCCATTAAAAGAGGTGCCGGTTACGGGCGCGCCGATCGCAAGCGTTGTTCCGTTATAATTACCGAAGGCACCACATTGACCAGAATTATTGTATTGCACACCGCCGGCCGCACCACATGGCGGTTGATAAGCATGTGCATCACCAAAAACCAAGATCAGCAATAGGCCCAATAGTGTAAAAAGATAATTTTTCATTATTCTATATTCCAAGCTGTTCCATCATCAACAAAGGATAATCCTTCGTAATTCGTACTCATTACATATGCGCTCGCCCCATCCACAAGCCCGGATTCGGTGGTTACAGTGATATTATGCGTTTCCGCATCCCCTTTGCCGTCTTTCACATATACGCGGCTCCACGGTGTGCTAGCGTTTGGCGCAGGTAATATTATATCTGTGGGAGATCCTGTTCCCTTGCGCACTATGACATTAAAGGGAGAGCCGGGAGATGATTCAACGGTATAGGTCGATCCCGAAGTGACAATCACACCACTTTCGCTTCCACTTGGCCCCGCTGGCCCCTGTGGGCCTACCCCTGCAAGCGATATATTAATTACCTGTGGATTGAGCGTTATACCGATCACGTCATTTTGCAGCGTGATTTGTATAGGCGACTCTGTGATGTTTAGGACTATGCCCATTCTACGGCACCGGAGATTCGGTTGTCTGGAAAGTAAAAGTTCCCAATAGGATTGCAGTTTCGACGCCGGAGGGGCTCACCATAAAACAATCGTATGCGTATGTGCCGGGATCCACACTTGCGGTTATTGATGATGGAATATTGATTGTGAAATTGCTCCCCGAAGATGAAGAGCTGGTAATTACAAGGCCGCCGTTACCTGTGGTTAATAAAATGGGCTCCGCCAACCCATCGACCATAGTGTTGATGAGCATCTTTAAGGAATATCCCGAAAGATTGATAGCCGCGAGCGATGCCTGTTGCGCTACCGTTTCGCCGTTTAAGAGGATAAAATCGAGAAATCTCGATATAGCGCCCCCACAGTTATCTCTTAATACTAAGCGCATTATGTGCCCCTATTGCTGCGTCGGTTGTGGTGTGTTTACATTCTGTCCGATTTGCACCCAATTATTGACCTGCTCGAGCGTTAATCCCTGTGGTGGCGTATAGGGAGAGGATCCATCGTAGACTATGATGTTTTGCACTATTCCATTTGCATCCACGAGCGCCCATTCCTGATCGCTTTGTGCAAATGCGGAAAAACTAAATAATGCAGAGAATAAGAATATTTTTATAAATCGCATAACCACTCCTATTTATATTCCCAAATTAAAACACCACCCGAGCCACCAGCACCGCCGGCGTAACCTGATGCACCTGCCGTTCCACCGTTGCCGCCAGACGGAATCGTAACGCTATATGTGCCTGATATGCTGGTTGCATAAGCAATTGATTGCGCACCAGCTCCACCAGAACCACCGGCTCCCCCTACGACTGTCGTAATAGCACCGCATGTTCCGCCGCCCGCGCCTGTGTTAGCCGCACCTGCACCGCCCGTTGCGCCACTGGTAGGAGCGCCCGCACCAGTTCCCCATATGCCCGGTGCACCTGCCACACCGCCACCAGTTACACTTGCAGAGGTTACGGTTGCCGAGCTACCCGCGCTGCCGGGTAATTTAAAGTTTCCCGTGCCTCCCGATGTCGTGCCACCGGCGCCACCTGCACCACCAGAGGTGCTTGATCCAACACCACCAGAGCCGCCCGTTGCCACACAAAGAGAGCCGACGGATGTTGTGCCGCCGGGGCTACCTGTACCGGGGCCGGATGAACCTACACCACCGCCACCACCACCAGATCCCCAACACCATATTACGGCATGTGTGGTCGCTGCGTTAGGAGTCCATGTGCTGCTTGATGTTATCGGGGTGACTGCCACGAGACTACCGGTTGCACCTGTACCGAGAGCCGTTTGCACAAAAGCGTCTGTGGCAATTTTTGTCGTATTATCGCCCGATGTCTGCGTCGTGCCCGTTGTTCCCGTAGCAAGGGTTAATGCCGTATTATTGACAAAAGCGTCTGTGGCGACCTTTGTGCTCGTATCCCCGGCCGTTTGCGTAGTTGCAGTTATTCCATTCGGTAAGGCCGTGCCATTTGTTATCGACGTGCTGCCAGAGAAGAAAGCAAGATTTCCGTTTGCCGGTGTCCCTGTGGTCGTAACCGTTCCGCTTCCTGATGCGGGTGTCTGCCATGTTCCATCGCCGCGCAAAAATGTAGTGGATGATGCACCACTACCACCATTAAAAAGATTAACTGATACGGTACCCGTTGAAAGGTTGCTGGCATTTAAGCTTGTAAGCGAAGCTCCTGAACCTGAAAACCCCGTTGCTGTAAATACACCAGTTGAAGGATTGACAGAGAAAGCAGAATTAAGATTAAACGCTTGATTGCTGTTTGTGGTAGACGCCACGAATAATGGATAAAATGAGGCATTCGATGATGTTGATACTGTTGCCCCTGTTGTTGCCGATACAGTGCAGCTCGAACCTAAAGTGCATGTCTGCCCGTTTACTGTCGTTGCTGAATTTACCAGCAAAGAATTGGGTACCGTGGCCGAAGATAAAAGACCGCCACTCGAGCTCTGTAATACACCTGCGCCGAAAGCGGGTATCGTGAGCGACCCGGTTGTGCCTATTGTTAAGGCATCCGTGGTAGCGCCACTTGTCAGCAAATGGATAGAGTTTGCCGTTTGTGTCGCGAGCACAAGATCACCGGTTTCAGAATAAAGATATGTAGCATTCGGAAGATTTAAAGATCCGCTACCTGTGAAATTGCTGCCATTGATGCCGAAATCCCCGAAATATGCGGACGACGTACCCAAGTTATTAGAGACAATATAGTCTGCACTCGATGATGTACCTGCGCTGGTATTTTGAATGATCTGTTGATAATAGCCGTTAGTGTTGCCTGTTGCCTGAATAGCGACGCCTGTATCCGTGAATCCCGGGGTGTTGATATCGATTAGCGTCGGAGTAATGGCGCCGAGAGATAAAGCGATCGTGCCCGTGTTTATTATCGGACTTCCCGTAACCAATATCCCCGAAGCACCCGTAACCGCGATGCTTGTTACCGTGCCGATCGGATTGGGTAATAGGTTATAAATCCGATTGATGTCATTATACGCGGATTGGAAATTTTGCCGTAGGGGCGCCGATGATATCGGAGCTCCTTGCGCTGGTATACCCGGATTAATTGTAGAAGTCTGCCCCGCTGCATTCGATGCAAGCAACAAAAAACCGAGGATTACCGATAAAAGCTTTTTCATGATTTTTATTCCTTAAAGGTTATCTTCCCATCCAAGCAAATACACATTGGCTGAATTTAAAGAGCCACCATTGTTAATTGTTGTGTAGTAGATATTTGTGGATTCTATGGAAAATTCGAATGGGATATTTGCATTATTGATGAAAGTATTGTCCCCGCATCCGAAACCGGCCGGCGCTAATAATCCGTTCGATCCTGCGCCGTATCCAGATCCATTGGGAGCAACCGCCATAGCATAATTATCGCCTTGGAAAGACGCATAACCAATAATCATGGAAGAGGTCGGCGGAACGAAGTTTCGTATGTCGACCGCTGTCCATGCAGAGCTTGTAGCGCCACTTGCCATCGAAAGCGGCGCGGATGGATTAGATCCCGAGACAACCTGTGCTCTACGACCATATTGCACCTTGTAATACAATTGCGAGCTACCATTAGACCAGCGCGCGCCGACACGAGCGAAAGCGGTGTATCCCGTCGGAAGTGTAGGAGCCGTTGAGCTGAGTGATAATAACGATGAAACGGTGTTGGCTGATGGGTTAAAAATGATATATTCGTAATACCAAGCTGATGCACCGAATGATCCTGTATCAAGACCACCAGCACCCGAAGTTCCTGTGGCATAGGATTGATTGACGTTGCGCAAACGATAGGAATTACCGTTCGCATCCATCACGGAAATTGCATCAGCTGTAATTGTTCCGGCCGTACCCGATCCGCTGACTATCTTTAGGTTTTTAGCTTCGCCTTGTACTACGTTGCCATGAATAGCAGAGCCTTGAATACGTCCTACCGTATAAACACCAGATCCCTTTGACTCAATGAGCCATTTTTCGCCGGGTAATACCGAAAATGTAGTTACTGATGTATTGCCTTGTTTGATAGATCCACCAGCCCCGACGCCGATCGTATCGGAAGACGAGGTGTCGTTATTGGTGACGTAAGTATACCAGCCGGCGCCAAGAGCCCCGGAGGTACCCGGCAATGTATCCGTCATGGCAGATCCACCATTGGAACGGCTTATATCTGCACCCCACTGCGCAGTCGCAAAATTGAGGCTTGCAGCTGTAGAGGTAATGGGGGGAATTGTCCCGACAAGATTGTTTGACCCATCGTTTCCGACGTTGTTACCTAAAGCAAGATAAGCCACCGCACCAAGTGGGGCAGTGGTTTGCAGTACCCATACGGCGGCAGTGGAATTGTATACTACTGTAAAATTCTGCGACGCGACTACTGAGCTTGCGGGAGGATCGATAAGACTCGAGCCCGATAATTCCTTTACGGGTACGTTTCCCGTTCCTAATACGTCGTAAGTAAAGGCGCCAGTATTCGTAAATCCCGAAGTAGCGATTACTGTATAACCATTTTGTAGGCTGAATCCAGTTTGATTAAGGGTTGCCAATACCTGCGCGGAGGCCGTTCCGGTTGTGGTACCACCCGTGAAGACGGTCGGTGATCCGACAAGGGTTTTTATGGCGGCCGCAATATTCGATACTGCGTTTGTCAGATTGCCATCATCATTCTGCGTCAAGCCTTGGGCGGCGACGAAATTTGCCAAAGCGGCAGACATGAAAGAAGTTTGGCGCAAAGTGGTATTAAACTGCACCGATTCCGCTATTCCCGACTGATAGCCCGTAGATACGGCCGCAAGTGCCGCATATGCTGCGGGTGATAATACATTTGCACCAGCGCCGATCGCAAATGTTTGTATTTGTGTGCTGCCTGTCATCTTAGTTGCCTCCTTGAATTGTTGCTATGCCACCGACATCGAAGCCCGATATTAGTGTATTTTCTACGTCAAATCCGAATAATGGCGCGCCTGATACGCTTGCCGTCACATATCCATCTATACGCACACCAGCGGGCTTTATGTTCAAATACCCGCCCGTTAATAGTGCATACGTTACTGCGTTTAATGGCACGTTTCCGATAACACCGATAAGCATCGACATGTCTTGATTGTCTTGGATGAAGAAAGTATTTCCGGGGAAAACCTTATCCATAAACTCATATGCGCCCGGGATCGTTCCATCCCATTGATTGTTAGCGATCGCGGCATAAAGCAGCTGTCTATACGAATCATCAGGCAAAACATCGAGCTGCGTTGTAGGATCGAACGGCCCGAATATGGTGCCTTGATCAAATCCTAGCCCTGCGGTATCGAATGAGAAATAAACCCCCGTTAGTGGCACCTGTAGATCCCGCGTTTCACCTATCCATTCGCCAACGATGTCGAGCTGATTTCCTATCGCTTCATCTACATCAAAGAGCTGCGGCATTGAGATCTGCACATTTTGCAGGTCGATAAAAGGCTGAGTCAATGCGGCCATTACCGCAACGAAATTCGGTTTATTATTATGCTCGCTCGTGATCAGCGCAATATATGAATTATCGTATACTTGGCCCGAGTCATAATCACTGCCATCATCCCAAGATTCCGTCATGACAATCCCTTTATGTCACCGTAAGATTAATGTCTGCCGCGCTTATAAATGGCAACTGATTAAAAGCGATCGCGAGATCTTGGGCAAGTGGCGAATTAGGCTTAATCGCTATTTGCAACCCCGTTACGTTGTACGTCTTTGGTGCGGTCGTTGCGTATATTGGCTCATATAGTGACGAAAGCGAGAGCAATCCATCATTGGCGTATATACCAAGCGAGTTAATGTAATCCAGCACATTATTAAGGATCTGTGATCCGATTGTCGAAGTGTACCCAGATAATGCTTTAAGAGTGATATTGACTGCGATTTCCACAGGTGTCGGCACAAAGAAATTTATCTTATTCGGTATCCCCACGGAATCTTGTACGAGCACGGATGTTGTGCCGAATGTAGTGGTACCCGGATTTTTCTTTTCGTTTATCGTCTGCGCGATTGCTGTTGCGTCTCCACCCTGTACTACCGCTGCGATTGAATGAGGTGGCATACCTAGCGAATTTACCGTATTTAAATCGTTTTGATAAACCTGTAACTGCTCGACCCCTGTTATATTTGCCAGAGCGCCATAAATAGCCGCTAGGATGGATTGTGCAGGTAATGAGGTCGAAGCGGATTGGCGCACGCGCAGCGCCGCATCAGTCTCCACAAGGGCGCCCGGCACGGCGGCCGATGGATTGGTAACTGTCTGCCACCCTAAAACGGCAGTAAATATCGATGTCACAGTATTAGGGGAAGCTGAAATCGCTCCCGGATTGGCCGCTGTTGCTGTTACTAACACAGATCCAGTAGATCCAATAGTCACAGTTGAAGGCAATAACCATTGATTGCCGTTCCCATCCGCTGCGATACCGCTGCTTATTATCGTGCCGGCAGTGCCACCGATTAATAGATTTACGGTGCTATTCGTAGGCACGAGACGACGGAGGCCGTTGATCTTAACATTACTGGATAACCCTGCGCCTTGGGCTGTTGCCGGGCTGAATGAATTGTATGTCGCGATCGCCGTATTATTACAATCCGATATCGCTTGAGCGAAAATAGCGAGCATTTGTCCATCTTGGGAATCAGGATCGAGATAGGAGTCCGATCCGTAAATACTCTGAAAGCTGGCTTGCAATGACTGATAAATATCAGAATAAGAGGGCGCGCTGATGCCGGCCGAGGTTATCTGCGCGGCCAAAGTTGAAAGTGGGTACGTTGTCAATTTAGCCCCCGATATTGGTGGAAATGTTTATTGTTGAATTATAATCCGACGAATAAATGGTATCGACGCTCGATTGAACTGTTAAGGCTCTTTGGCTGTTTTTTGTGCTTTGATAGCTGATAATTGCGGCCACGCCCTGCGTGTTCAATATTCTGTCTTGGATTGCGAGATCGTATACGTTTTCTGTGTTATTCTCTAATATCTGTGTCGCGTATGGTGTGCCCTCGCTGGTGTCTAAAAACCATTCGCCTGTCATCAATAGCAAGCGCGTCTGTATGGCTTGGGCAACAGCTGCCGGTGAATCTACCAGAAATTTCGTATTACCACTTCCGAAGGTGCTATCTCCGTTAGAGTCTAAAGCTCGATATCGCATAATTATACCATAATTATCGCATTGTTATCCTGTAGGGCTGTCTGTGCTACCGGTGCCTCTTTGCACGCCTGTATGTACGTGGTTTAGCAGACTGATGTTTGCTGCATTAGTCCCCGCAATCACGTCACCCGTAGCATTGATCTGCCCATTTATTGTGCAGGGCTCTGCGATGTTGTTTTCGTTTTGCACCGCTATAATGCCCGCCACGTTCACCACCGGGCTATTAAGATTGATTTCTGTTGGCGCTGTGATGTTCACTATTCCGCCGCCCGCAACCTCGATGAATGTCTTTCCATCATCGCTGCGTAATTGAGTGGTACCGGTGCTTAAATTTGCCAGCACGCGCGGCGTCGACCTGCATCCGGGGAGATAAAACCCATCCGATAGATCGTGCATCCTTATTTCTGTGGGCGCTTGAACGCCACCGTTCATCCACCAAGCATCGATGCACCGGCTTGAGAATATCGCCAGCCCTTCGTCACCGGGCGCGATAGGGAAAGTAAGCGTGAATCCTCCACCGGTCGGGAATATTACCGGGCAGTCGCGCAGCACCGGCACCGAGACATATACGAAGGATCCATCGGGATTCTGTTGCCGGCATTGTGTGGTCGGTTGAAGGTCGCAAGTCATTTGCGCAGGATTATACTCCACCACATAGACCGGCAATGCTGTCCACATTGTCGCTTGCTCGCTATCGGACACCATGCGCAGCATTTCTTCGTCGTCGCTGAATCTTTCGCGTCTATCCATTAATTTACCCCGGGAAATTTACTGCTTGGGCCGTAAGGTTGCACGGGAGCTGGTGGGCCCGCCGGAGCAAGACCGCCGGGTACATATTTCGGATTCTTGATTTGATTCTGGCCAAGCACCGCATCGATCGCAATGCACGTAATCTCATTGTACCAATTTTGCCCGCGCGTATCTCCGTCGTAATCAACCCAAAGCACTTTATATAGGCCGTCTGCATTTAGATGGATCGTTTGCTGTAATAGCGCATTATTTGCAGCTGTCGTTAAGCCGATCGGGAAGCGATACTGTTGTATCGATTTATTGTTGATCTGGATGGATCCACCGATCTTTATATTAGGATTAAGCAACGTCCTTACTTTTATGCCATCTTGTGTTTGCTCTGGCAGTCCTATCATTCCAGTTGCAGAAGTGATCACGATCGGCGAGCCCGGGAGAAAATTATTTAATGGCACCATGTTTAACTGGCCATTCTGGATACTCCACGATGTTTGCGATGTATCCGCTATCTTGCGGAGAAGATCGCGCGCCATGCCGAATAACACCGTTCCACGAGGTGAGGGATTGGCATTAAGTCCCGTCACATTGCCTTGTGTAACCCCGAAAGGCGCAAGACTGCCAGCGATCGCCTGTACTTTCTGGCTCGCTGTAGCGCCGGCCTTGAGAGAGGCATTCACAACCCCGAAATTATAAGCACCGTCGCCATCTGCCGCCGTAATGTCTAAATATGTGTCCGTTGCGTTTTCACGGCCGAGTCGAAGCTGTTTTATGGTGCCTTGAAATATAACCCCATAAATACCCTCATATCCCGCCTGTAATGTAATCGGGGAATATTCCTTTTTTAAGGCTTGCCCGATCAAGTTGGCCGTCGTTTCTGATATATTATAGACTCGTATGTCTGCGGTGTTTGGCGTCTGGATGTCTCCGCGCAGCACCTTAAACTTAAAATGCAGTGATGACAGATCTATAGTATTGCCTGATCCAGTGCCCACGACCAGCGAGTATTTTCTTAAATATTCTTGTGTCATGATACGAAATACACATGCGAGTTAATGCCAAGGTTTTCCAATGTAGGTATTGCGTCGGGATTATTGTCCGTCTGCACGATCAATTGCCCACCGATTCCGATATAGGCATATTGCTCTAACAGATCCGCACCAGTGATTAAGGGTATGCCATCTATCAAAGGGCTATCGTTGATGTCGGCAATATCGATCATCCAAGATCCGTTTTGCGGATTCCAATACAGGGTTATGTTGTATGTGACGCCGGCCAAAGCAATCGCAAATGTCTGCGGCTTTGGCGATAAGGGAATTTCATTAACTGCCATAACTACCCACTCACCATAGCCGGAGTTATTGGGAAAGATCCGCTACTAAGCGTCGGATTGCCGGGCACGAGAGATAAGCTTCCATTCGTGGTTAATGGGTTTGTCTGCGCAGGATTTGTCGGCGTAGGCGCGACTCCGTTAGTATTCGTGGAATTGGAAACCGTGGTCGATACGATGATTATCTCTTGGCAATGCACCGTGAGCATCAGCACGTTTTCCGTCTTTTCGTCCGTAGTCTGCTGTAATGACTTTATCAGCATGTTTTTATAACTGCGCTTCCCCGTAGTCACCGAGAAGGGGATACGGCTTTGCTGCAAGGCGAGCATTTGCGCATAGATCTGATTTGCATAATTCAGCGGGCCGACGGATCCGTTTACGAATAGGTTAAGTATCCCCGCAACCTCTGTCACCAATGAGGCGAGTGAACTATTAGTAAACCCACAGCGGATAAGCACTTCGGCCGGGCGCTTAAACGAATGATCGGTAATCATCGCACCATATTCGACAGGATGATTCGTTATTTCTAATTCGTCGTGTGCAATTTCCTCGATCGTTATCTGCGTCGCAAAGGGCCCGATCGCGCGAGCTGGTTTGAATATCGCAGTAATCAAGTTGCCGACCGCGCCTTGAGTGATTGACGGCGGTATGAGGCTAATTAAACCCATATAACCCCTTTTACATTAAGGCGCCGGCGACGTTGCGCGTGACTGCCTGATTTGCTCTTGTGATTTGTTTGCCAACTTCGGCGGCCGCTTTCTCTGGATCGCTGTTACCATTAACAGTTATATTATTAGTCTGATTTATTACGGGTGCTGATGCTTGATTATCGCGATATATCCGATCTGCCATATCCCCGCGAAGTATAGCGGTTGGGCTATTATAACCACCGTTATGAATGAAATCAGAGGGGCGCTCGAAACCGGTTGCTATTATCCCCGCCTCACGCGCACTACTTGCCCCGCGCAACATATCTAGCGTACCTCGTTCGGTGCCATGTAATTCTATATCGGCATATTTCACTTGTTCGGCGATCGTAGCATCATGGATATCCTTGCCCATAATGGCTTTAAACATAGCTTGTCTGTGTGCATCGAGCTGATAAACACCGAAAGAGTTAGGATCTGTAAGGCTAGGAATTGACCTTCCACCGCTTTCCGCCATAGCCTGAGCCGTCATGCCGGCGGCCTCTATATCGCTATAGCCCAATGCTTTCCACATGCCATATATAGAATTTTTTGTAGTATTAGGCAAATTTGGGCCGAAAGGCTCATCATAAGTGCGAGATACTCTTATATCGGTTATATCATTCCACCACGATTTTATTCCTTGCGACCAGCTTTTTTTAACATCATCGCCTGTTTTCTTATATTCTTCTGCCGTTTGTTCTTTGAGTATTGGGCGATTCGCATACATATTATCCAGCGGATGATTTGTTAAACCCGTTACTATCTGATCCATTATTCCTAGAAGTTTAGTTGCCGGACCTATTGCTATAGACTCTAACTTGCTTCCAAAAATATCGATATCGTCTATTAGTAATCGCCATCCGTTGCGATATTCATGCTCTTTCTGGTTAAGCGAATCTACTTGTATTCCCGCATCTTTTAAGCGGCGCAAATGATCCTCTTCCAGTCTTGCGTCTTCTTTCCCATTCAATCGGCGCTGTAATAAATAATTTTCCGGGATATTTAACTGCTGGCCATATTGACGCTCGAGCCACCAAGGCAATTTATTGAGCTGCGAAGTAGTGCTCTTCAAAATGTCGTTAGTATCGAGTAATTCGCCATTAACTCCGCGAGTCTGTATACGAAGAGAATTAAGATAAGACTCTGCTCCGGGGGTATTGCGCATAAATGCGCTTAACCCCTCTATGGCGCTTGTGGCCTCCTCGGCGCTAGATCCAATGCCTGCCGCTGCATATCCGACGGCCTGTAAATTAGCTACTGATGCACGGGAGCGTTGTGAGATGAAATAAAGACTTTCTCCCGCTTTGGCCATTTCGTTCGTAAATATCTCAATCGCAGAGGCAACGCCTATAACTGCCCCTCCCATTTTTAACGCGTCTTTTGTTCCCGTGCTTAACATATCACGGAATTTTTTTGCGCCATGTTCGTCAACTTTATATCCTAGCTGCACGAGAAATTCGCGTATTACTTCCGTTTGACTCATTGTTTAGCCTTCCAATCCTCTATCCGGGCGTTATTTTCCGCTTGTACATCGAGAGAATCATTCATAAGCGCGAAGTCCGCAAGATCAAGTGTGCCATCCTTTAGGCTTTCATATTTGCATAAACCGCGCAATACGGGGCGCATCAACCAATCCTCGCCACCGGGTAAGGTTACGAAGCGGACTCCGGAGAAGGAGCTTTCTCTTCCATTCTCGAAATGAGTGCGGAAAAAAAACTTGATAGGGAATCGACCACGACCTCCGCAGCGATATCGAAATAATCCATCACGCTTGCATCATCGAATTGCGGCGCTTTCAGTGTCCCGATCGGCGACCACAAAACATCCTGCTTTCGCTGAGTCACGGCCAGAGCTGCATTTACGATAAATTCCGATTCCGACTCGCCCATGCGCGATAACGCACCAAGCACCGAAAGCTTAAAATCTTCTTTCGATCCAGTGAGAATATAGGGGATAAGCTTGCGGGAAATATGAAATTGCTGAATCAGCGGTAACTTGCGTATGCTGTACGTGTTGCCGCTTATATTAACCTCTGTCATACATTATACCGATTGCTGTACCAGTGCTGCGGCGCTCGCTACGGTACCACCACCACCGAGAGTAGATGCGATATAACCTACATCGAACTCCCATTCAATAATACCAGCCTCTTTGGCATAATCGACCTTTGGATATTTCTTAAACGCAACATTTGTAAGCGTCCACGAATCGCCCAAAGTGGTATTGCTGATCGAGATCGTATTCTGGCCCCATGCAGCACTCGAGCCTTTTTGAGTGTTATACATGGATGAAAGCGCCGAATTAAGCGGTGAAGTTTTATTTAGGCGCACTGTCAGTTTGCCGTCTTCACGAGCCGCAAGGCTATTCATTGGGCTACCGTCTGCACCTACGACCAGTGTATTTTTGTCTGCATTGCGTTCGATCGTAAGGCCTTCTTCTGCGCTGCCCGTATTCTGGCCGCCTATAGTGAATGATCCACCGGGGCCGGTGATAGAGGCCGAGGTGTCAAGGAAAGAATATGTGCTCATTTTGGTTTACCTTTCGATTAACGGTTTACATTGACGGAGATCTGCACAGTATGCACGGCTCCGGCTTCTTTAACGGCCACTTGGAAGGGCACAGAAATACGCGCGCTGCGGTTAGCCTGTGACTGTGTAGCGATCGGAGGATAATAAACATAATACCCTTTCGACAGATAACCGCCCTGTGTCAGCTGGCCGAATCCTGCGCTATTCCATTGTCCGGGAGCGAGATACCCGTTATTGACGCCCTGCTGGCAAGCCGCCTCGATCTGGTTGGCGATCAAGTTGCTGCCGGCATCCGTCTGCGGGATCTTTGTCGGTGACTGATAAAGCAGGTTATACACGTTTGTCTGGATCTGATTTGCCAGCCAATCCGCGTTATAAATGCTATCGATGAATATCCCCGAAGCCGTGATGGCGTTCACAATGATATTCGTGTTGTTGTTAAACAGCTCGAAAAAGTTGTAATTATTGGCGGAAAGAGCTGAATACTGCGATTGTGTGAGGTTTTCAGGGGCAACGCCGGGCTCTTGCTTCCACATACCCGTGATCGTCGTATTGTTGCCATTGAAATTCACTGTAATGAAACGGCCGATCATTGATGCTGCTGCATATGGGCTCTGGCTCGACCACTGGTAGAATGTGCGTTTATAGGCGAGCTGCTTTAACTGGTACCCGATCGATGTCGTATCGGTGGACACTAAAGCCGATGTCTCCGATGTCGTGAGAGCGTAGATATGCGGGTTATTTGTATCGCCCTCGATATAAGCTGCGATCGCGAGATGATCGTTGTCCGTAATGTCACCGTCATTTGTTCCTGCGGCGAAAGTAAGGAAATACCAGTTAGTCGATAGATTATCCATAATCGTGACACAAGCGACAGCCGATTCTGCCACAATACCACCTACGCTATAAGTTTGTGTCGCTGCGGTTAGTTTCAGTTGCGCGGATATATCGGTACCGGTGCCGGCTGTTGCCGCTGCCACGGTAGAGCTTGCACCTGTAGTGGAGCTGGTGACAAGGAACTGGCTCGAGGCCGCTTCCCATACACAAGTCCCGTGGGTTGAAAGTGCGGTATTGATAATAGCCGCCACACCGTTCATGGTTGTGATGCCGGAGAAATTGAGGCCGGTTAGGTTTACAGCCGCGCCGTCGATCGTGAAGTCGACACCGCCGTTTGTGATACCAGTCCATGCTGAAGGAAGCTGTTGCGCCGCTGTGAGAGTGCCACCGAGATTGATCCCGGAGGTTGCTGTCTTTGCCCAACGTCCGATATAAAGCTGCGTAGGCTGTGGCGATTGACTGAAAAACAATGTTGCAGCGAGATACTCGGGCGCTGTCGTGCCGAAGTCAGTCGCAACTTGGGCAAGTGATGAATAAGAGCGTATGCGCTGCTTTGTGTCGATTACATTGCTGTCACCGATGATTAAGCAGGAATTGAGATTCGCATACTGCGCGGCGGCGGGCGCTTGATTGACTTGTACGTTAATCAAGAGCGAAACGGGAAGGCCTACAGACATTTTTAATACTCCTTATGGGTTAATTGTAACGGTTGCACCTCGATCGCTTGTGATCGTAATTTGTGATGATACGATATTAAGGATCGGGTAATTTCTGACTATTTCTCTACGTATTACGACAGGCAGATCCACCCGGTAATACCATTGTGTGTTTACTATAGAAGGCACGGCCAAGACTTTTCCGACGCTCACGAGCCCCATACCTGCGAGCTGTAGTACTTCACGATTCTGCGCTACCGCCAATCCGTCCCGCAATAACTTTGCATAGGATCTCGCATTGGGGCCGTAAAAGCTGCACAGGATTGTAACCACTTCGTGATAGATCTGCACGTCGTAACCGTTTGCAGGTGGCGTCACAGGTGGGTTCGGAGCTGGTGGAAATGGCGCGCCCGGAGTGACCGGGTTATGCGCTTCATATACGAAGGTATCGGCTTGCTCTTCCTGCACGCCAATCGCTGCCCAATTTGTCGTTATTGAGGGGAGATTCGGCGGCGTTACCTGCCAGCGCGGGAATATCAGATTTCCGGGCAATCCTGTTATGCCAACGACTAAATTCTGGATGAATGTGTCAAAGACGGCATCTTCAAGGATCGGCGGGTTTTGCACCGTCGGGGTACTCGGGAGTAAATACCCACCTGTTGAAGAGTCATTCGTCATTGATAATTACCCGTTTCCGTCATTTGATAAAGCGACGCTTCGGCCTGTGTGAAGCCCGCGCCATACTGTGACCAGTTAAGCACCCGATCGACGATGTAGATATTTCCGTTATAATTAACCAGATCCGGTTGATACATTGCCCCGGTCGATGCCAAGGTAATCGGATCGAATAACTGGAATCTGTATGCGTGCACCGTGATAACAGCTTTCGCGTTTTGTGCATCAGCTGTTTGCTGAAAGGCCGATGGCGATCCTTGTGTGATAACTCCGTTAAAGAAGCATTCTGTCGGCGTTATAACTACTTTGCCGCCCTGAGTCGCATCGTTAATGTATGGCCGCCGCGTAATACAGACGCGCGAGCAAAACATTGGATCCAATATGGCATCCGATACGTCGAGCATTGGCATTTTACGATTTCCTTATGACGTATGTCTGCGCCCTTAAATATTGAGCTGTGTCGATCAATGGCTTTGCATTAACGCCACTATAATCGCCAGTTTCAAGGGCTTTCCTTGCTGCTTCGCGATCGGCTTTTGTACCGCCGCTGACTGCTTGCTTACGCGCCCGTGCGCGCAGGGTTGAATCTGCCAAGGCCTTAAATGGCCCGGTGTCTATTTTATTCTGTACGGATGTCGTTGCGATCTGCCCGGCCCGTCTCAAGTTTTGCATGAATCCGGCTTTATCGCCCGTCAATGCGCTTATCGTCGCGCTGCGCATCTCTTCGCTTATCGGCTCTTCTGCCTCGCGCACGCCGGGGATTAAGTGAGGCCGTGCGGGGATATTGTGCTCCGGCACGCCGTTTTCCATCCAGTAGCCGATCGTCGCGTTATTGACCTGTTGCTTTCCGTCTTCATCGTCGCGCTCTGCTTTTTCTGCTGGCACACCGACTAAAACCTTGTTTTGCACCATAGCGCCGATGGAATCCTGTAACCGCTTAACCTTGTCCTTTACGATGAACATGCCCGATTTCATTGCGGCGACCAGAATCCATAACCGGGGGGAATGACGAAACCCTCACCGCCGACCTGTATGCCGCCGGCGCCTACGACCTTTAGGAGATCGTAAAATTGCGTGCCATATGTGGTAAGATTCCACTGGCCACCTTTTTCGTATGCGACAAGTGCCGCATCGTATCCGATGGATACTTTATCTACACTCTTTGACGTTACAGCGCCATTGCTAGCGCCGGGCTGTCCACCGACACTTGCTTCCCGGCTACGCTTTGCAGCGATCGAGATATAGTGCGCGGTGAACAGCTCTAAACCGATATTCAGTAATTCGCCCCAAACAGTAGGATTCAGACGCAAATTAGCAACGCCTAGCCAAGTGTTGATCAGGCGAAGCGGATATGTCGTTGAGTCCGAAAATTCGGGGAAATCCTGAATGAAGGTTGCGGCATCCATTTTAGTTGATACCGTAGTTAATACCCAAGGTTTCAGGGTACACAAACTCGACAACGCCAAGCTTGCAAACATATGGACGGATCTGCGCTGCGCCTTTGAACTGCACAGGAAGGCCGACCATTGGCACCATTGGGAAACGGACAAGCTTATATTCTTGGGTGTATGCAATCATCATATCGGTTGCATTTACGCCGAGAGTGTTTCCGTTATTGGTACCGGTGCACCACTTGGAAGGAAGGATCTCGAGAGGCGTACCATTAACGCGCAGCGCGATGCTGTTTTGTTCAAGGTATGCCAAGATCGAAATGCTACCGGCCGTAGATACGACGGTTGTTGCCAGATAACCATAAACCACAGGTGAGATAAGGATTTTACGCGGGCAATATTTGAACGCGCTGTTTGTCCATACCGTAGTGATCAGGTTGTTTACATCCTGCAAGATCTGTGAAGGAGTTTTGTTAATCCACAGCGTAGAACTTCCGGTGCCGTTAGCGGCAACAGCGGTGTTGTACGGAATCTGCGGGCTATTCAAAAGACCATAGCACCCGGGGATTGTGGTGTCGCCAAGGTATACTTGGATGTCCGTATCCTGCTGGTGTTTTTCCTTCAAAGCGTAGAACTTTTCTTCGTCGATGGATCCGCCGGTCGTAAGCATGGCCGATTCCAATTCGAAGATAGTAAACTGCATTTCAAGACCCCAAGGGATCAATGGGCTTGCAGTTTTGCCGATGTCGACCGCTACGTTAGGGAGCGTGCTCGAATCTTTCGAGATAAACGCTTTCTTCGTAGGATCAATGCCACCGACTGATGCCAAAGCGGACACTGTGTAGCTGGTGAAATCATGGCCCATTGTAGCATCGGAACGGACGTTGATATCACGGCTCCACGTAAAATCCTGCAAAGGCTCGTGGATAGTACGATCGAGCTGCTCGAGCTGACCGATTAAAAATGCACCGGTACTATCGATGATTCTTTGATCTACTGTACGCATTATGTGTTTCCTTTCTTATATAGCAATGCCGATTTCACCGTTGCCATAGGCATCGGTTGCACCGGTATAGTATGTGTTAATGGATCCGTACAAAATTGTGTTTGCTGTTACGGTAATCGTGAAAGAATCGCCAGCCACGAAAGCAACGCCACCGGTCGTAATTTTACCGGTGAGACCGTTTTCTGCTACGAATGCCGTTGGTGTGCCGCTAGCAACACCGGTCGCAATGATAGAGCCGGTTGAATCCGTCACATTGTAAGCGGTCGCGGTTGTGAAGGTTGCCTTATAGGTACCTGCGGCGGTATTAAGCGCCCAAGTCTGCGATCCTCCCAAACTGCCGATCGTACCGTTACCCGTATTAGTCCCGGCAACGCCGGTTACTACGAGCTCTGGTGCCGCTTCAAAGTTACCGACAACTTTATTAGTTGAGCCGTTACCGACGCGCACATAAACAGGGCTATCCTTAGTAGGAGGTACGGAGGCAAAGTTGTTTACGATCACATTGATATAGCCGCGCTTCAACACATCGGCGGGGAATGCCTTGTTAGGCACCGCAACACCGAGGCCGTCTGTACCATTACCAGAGGTAGGATATGGACGTACGAGCACACCATAAATGCTATTGGATACGTCGCCGCTGCCGATTGGCAACAACACGCCGGATACCATTTTCACTGCAACACCGAATGCGGTGGGCGGTGTAGACTGGTTTAACATCTGCGCTTCGATAATTGCGTATTCTGGGCGAGTTATCGACCCGGCAATACCAGAGGGCATCTGATAAGGATAAGCTACCATGTTTTAGTCCTTTCTTAAAAATTAATGATTTTCAGAGTGCTACTTTTTAGCGCCCCAAAATTTCTTGTTGATCTGGTCGATACCGCCCTTTTTGAAAGGATCGGCGGAGTTATCATTTGTTCGAGTGTTTACCCGAGCGCCGGCGCGATTATTATTTGCCGACTTAATGATTTCAGAAGCACCCAAGAAAGCACCTTCAACAGCGCCGCAAGAGAGCTTATCGACTGATTTGCCATCAAGGAAACCTGTCAATGCTTTTTTGCCGGCTTCATTGGCCAGAGCCGCATTTAAGACGCGCCGCTTAATGAGGCACAGAGCATCGGCGGCTTTACCGTCGCGCACCGCTGTATCTTTAAGCTTTGGCAGTGTCACACCGGGGGCGAGGATCTCTGCACGCGAAACGATATCGGCATACTGATTTGCCGCATCACGCACGCGCTCTTCCTCAGTAACGATCGGGGAATCTGAATCAGAGAAATCGATGAGAGCGTCTTTTGCTTTGTCGCGTTCTTTCTTCTCTTCTTCCTCTTCCTCTTTTTCCTCGGCGTCACGGCGAGCCTTGTCTTCGGCCTTTTTCTTTTCTTCCTTTTCGTATTCGGCATCTTTTGCCATACGATCAGCGATCCAGTCTTCCGCTTTTTTAAGGCGTTGTTCGAAGGTTGTTTCGCCTTCATCTTTCGCTTCGCCCGTGTGGATGTGGATGTGATTGCCTTCGCCTTCTTCCATTTCCGCGTCACGGAGCGCCGCATCTAAGGCCTTTTCATCTCGAGACGAAAAAGCTGCCTTGATACGGGCAAATGCTTTTACTTTTGACATATTGACTCCTTTATCTTGAATTGCACAACGGGCACCACACCGGCCATTAGCGACAAGCGCGACATGATTCCCAACTATATTAGTCTGCCGCCCACGACCCGGCTCGATCTGTTCGAAACGTGCGTCATACCCACATGACACCTCACGTTTGCCATCGCGGATGGCGTCTATCGCTTCCCTGTCAGTAATAAGCAGGTCGGCGAGTAGTAGGTTGTCTTCAAAACCGATGCCGCGACGCACATTTTGCACCACGCCCACGGCGAGACTTTTCCAGTTATCCGGAGAGACATCCTCATCCGGATGATCATTTGTTACGGGCTTACCCTCGAATGACGCGATCGTCTCCTTGCGGAAAACTTCATCTTCATCACGATCCATCCGGATGACACCGCCCTGTGATTGTAAATTGGGCACCTCATAGTCTGCATAGAGCTGCGATCCGGTGCGCGCGATAGGCACATCACGGCAAAGCAAAAACCCCTCGGGAGTTAAGGATTGTTTTTCGCTCAACTCTGATGGGGTGAAATAACGCATTGGTGTTTCGTCTTGGGTGCTGCAATCGTGGCAATCGCAATCTTTTCCACCGGCGCAATCTTTGCCCGCTTCTTTGTAAGCGATGGCGGCCGCCTGTGCGCGCGAGTGACCGGCGTTAATCAGCTCTGCGATATTAAACGAGATTGTCTTCTCGCTGCTACCTTGTTTCAATGGCATATTTACTAACCAGTGGTTGTGTTAAATGTGCAAGCGATACCTCAAACACGGGGTTTAGGCCTACTTGCGGTTGAATTACTTAGTTGCGACGATAAAACATGCCGCTGCTAATGCGAGCATGATCATCCCGAGCATAAATATGCTTTGGCCTTCGTCATCCTCGGGTGAGCTATCAAGCGATATGCTTATACCCAACAGAGCCAACAAAAGCCCGAATATAACCATTACTCCTAAAGCCACCAAACAAAGCGTATACATAAATTACCTTTCGGGGATGATTGGCTCTGGACGGCACCGGCAGTTGTATATCTCGCCCGGGTGCGCGTGGACGACAGGCTGATCGTCTTCGCTTGCGATAGGAGGGTTATCCCATGCAAAGACTTTCCCGTCGAGCTCGCGGTGTTTCTGTCGCACTCGGCCGTCGTGTACCGTGCGCCATATGTAATGCGTGCTTTGGATCGTCTGCGCGCGGGCTTGTGTTAATGCGGTTGCTGCGCGTGTTGTCTCGGTGCGGGCGATCAACATTGCCCTGCTTTCCGACACCTCACCGCTGCGCGCTATCTCTTCGGCTATTTCCTTTGCTCTGGTGCCATCAATCAGGCCTTCTTTGACTAAGTGATGCACACGCTCCGCTGCATCAATCGGCAATGAGGTTATGTATTTGACCTGTCGCTGCATTATGTTGTTGAAAACTGCGCCTACATTCGCGCTGCGCAATTCCCGGCGTATGCCTTCGCCCATTTCTGCGGTTGCGCGCGCCCATGCTTTGCGATCCTGCTTATCGCTCGCCTCGGCCAACTGGAAACCTTTAAGCTTTGCCCAAGGCTCAAGCATCTTTGCGTAATCTTCAAGGGTTTTATCCAAGGCCGGCAGATTGAATTTATCTAACGTCTCTGCCTGATAACCCTCGATGATGCGCCCTATCTCACGGGCAACCTTGCGCAAGCTCCGTTCATATCCTCGCATGATGCCTTCCGGCTTTGCGAATGGGCTAATCTTCTTTGTTTTCTTCGCCATTGTTCACCTGCTGCTGTGCGGCGATTTCCTCGGGAGTTTGTACAAATTCGGATAAAGGCGGCTCGCTCTCGGCGTCCTTAATATCTTCATCGGTAATGTTCGACCACATTCCGTTAGTTTTGCTGCTCTGCTTGAGCTCTTTTAATGCAGTGGCGTGAGATACAAGACCAGACTCAAATGCGCCCTGCACCGCTGATGTATCCTTGCTGGCCATTTCTGATTTCTGTTCGTCGGTACTCTGCCAGAGTGGGTTAAACTGGAAGTTAAAGCCCGGAGGCAATTCTTTCCCGAAGGTGGAGCGCATCGTCAAGCCGAGGATGATCTTTAACGGCCGACGGAGCTTTGTCGATTGCTTGCGCTTAATGCTGTCATAATAGTTGCGCAGATCCGTTTCGCCTGTTGCATTTAGTCCGCCCGGTGTCTGCCCGAATAATCTAACCATTGGCTCTTCGATCGCGCCACTGATTTGTTCGGCAAATTTCAATAGAATGTCATCGAGCCCGGCAAAGTTATAAGCCTGTGTCTCGAGTTTATCTGTGGTGTCGATTAGCGTTATACCCTCAATGCTCTGAAAGCGACGAATCAACGCGATATTCTTGGTGAGGCTTGACATCGCCGGGCCGCCGGCCCCGATGATTTCTCTCAAGCCTTCAACAGATAATGTGCGAAGATATGCCTTGAATACGAGCTGCGCTGCACCCTGCGTTGTGCTATCGAATGCTTCGATACGGTCGTATATGCGCTCGACGATACTTTCTGCCCATAACTGCTCTGTCAATTTCTGCCAGTGCGGGAGCTCGATCGAGTCAAAGCGGAATAAACGCGAATGATGTATTACACCGAGGTCGGGCAATATCGCATCGGGCACAGTCTGGTAAAACTCTGGCAATCCTATATCAGGTCCGAAGTCTTGCACAAGATGGCCCAAGCTTGGCACGAGCTGCCAGCGATCCATCGGTAATATGCCACGGAATTGACCTTTTTTTACTGTCTCGATGTTCAATGGAGTAGCCATATCCTGCCCATCGATCATGTATACACCTACACAGGATCCGTACAGGCGGCCCCACTTAATCACGCGGTTGATGTTTTCCCATATCTCGAGATCATCCATCGCCTCTTCAAGTATCGCAATATCGTCGGGGCTCATATCGGATTGGATCTCGATACCCGCTTGCGTCATATCGTCTGCGCAATGATCGACTGCTGCGCCGATTATCCACGACCCCCGGTATAGCGCCTCTAGCAAAATACGATTGCGCGTTAGGAACGTAAAGCCGTACGTCCCATAGGAGCTCATGTTATCAGTACCGATGCCTACCTGCGCGGCAAAGTTGATATAGCTGTCATGCACGCGCTGCGATGCGCTCTCTTGCTTTGGAAATTGTATGATGTCCGCTTTTGTCATTATTGATCCAGTTTTTCCCATA